AAATACAACCTCAGCCTCTCCACCGCCACCGACGGCAGCCAAACCCCCGACCTCATCCTCGCTGAACCTGCCGATGCCAGCGCCGGAGACATCACCGCCCTGGCCTACGCCCGTGGCGACTTCATCAGCAACGCCCTCACCCTCGGTGCCAGCCACACCGTTGCCAGCATCACCGAAGGCCTGCGCGCCAAAGGCATCACCCTGCTGACAGCCATCGGCTAAACCCTGCCCGCCGCCACACCGCCCACCCAACCCCCCAAAAAAAAGCCTACCCCCATGGACATCTATACCCCCTCCGTCTTGAACCGTGTTGTCTCCGGCCTGCCGCAACCCACCCCCTTCATCCTCAACAGCTTCTTCCCCACGGTACAAACCGAAACCAGCGAAGAAATCCACTTTGACATCGACACCAGCCGCCGCCGCCTCAGCCCCTTCGTGGCCCCCATAGTCGCCGGCCAGATCGTGCTCGACAAAGGCTACAGCACCAAAACATTCGCCCCGGCCTACATCAAAGACAAACGCGTCTTTGACGCCAGCCGCCCCTTCAAGCGCGCCATTGGCGAACAAATTGGCGGCTCCATGGAGCCCATGCAGCGCCTGCAAATCGCCCTCGCCAGCAGCATCGCCGACCAAATCGCCATGCTCACCCGCCGCCAGGAAGTCATGGCCATCGAAGCCCTGCGCACCGGCGCCATCACCATCAGCGGCGACAGCTACCCCAGCGCCTCGGTCAACTTTGGCCGCGATGCCGCCCTGACGGTCGCCCAACTCACCAGCACCGCCGCCTGGACCCACGCCGACGCCACCCCCCTTGACAACCTGCAAACCTGGTCGGTGCTGGTCACTGAAAAATCCGGCAGCACCGCCACCACCATCGTCATGGACATCAACGCCTGGAAAGCCTTCAGCAAAAACGCGCAGGTGCTAAAACTCCTCGACCGCTTCCGTGGCCGCGACCAACTTAACCCCACCGTCACCGGCGAAGGCGCCCGCTACATGGGCAACACCGGCGACTTCGATATCTGGGTTTACGCCGGCTGGTACGAACACCCCGACACCGCCGCCGTCACCCCTTACCTGCCCGCCAACACCGTGCTGGTGCTGGGCCCCGACATCGAAGGCGTGCGCGCCTACGGTGCCATCCGTGACGAGGCCGCCGGCTACCAGGCCATGCCCTACTACGTCAAAAGCTGGGTTGACCAAGACCCCGCCGTGCGCTACCTCATGCTGCAAAGCGCCCCGCTAACCGTCCCCTACCGCGTCAACGCCAGCCTGGCCGCCACCGTCGCCTAACGCCCGCGCCACCGTAGCCCAAAGCCACCATGCCAGCCATCCCCCCGCCCATCTTTGCCCAAGCCATCGCCGACATGCACGCCGCCCTGGTGCCCATGCTGGCCAACGTGGTGGCCGTCATCGACGGGCAGTCTGTTCCGGCCATGTTTGCCAACGCCTACGCCAGCGCCGCCTTTGACCAAATCGCCCTTGATGCCAGCCGCCCCACACTCACCGTGCTAACTGCCAACACCCCGGCCAACCCGGCAGGCACTGACGTCACCGTCAACGCCGTTGACTACATCGTGCGCAGCGCCGAACCCGACGGACTCGGCCCCACCGGCCTCACCCGCCTGGTGCTGGAACAACTCTACGCCACCGAGCCCGCTTAAACCATGGCCACCTCCATCCGCGAGCAAATCCTTCAAGCCATCGGCAACACCCTGGCCGCAGTAGCCAGCGCCCACGCTGCCACCTACCTGCGCAGCCCCACCGCGCCACTCACGCCAGAGCAAACCCCCGCCCTGCTACTGCTGCCAGAAAGCGACACGATCGAAAACCGGACCGAGGAACGCGTGCAACGCAAGCTCACCATCAGCATCGTAGCCGTTGCCCGCCAGGCCGGCACCACTGGCCAGCCGGCAGACCAAGCTGCCGACACCCTGCTGGTAGCAGCTCACGCGGCCCTGTTCCCCAAGCCCCCGCTCTCAACCCTATGGTCACGCATCGACCCCGCAGACACTGACTGGCACTCTGAGTCAATGAACGTCAGCGCAAGCTGGCAGCCCGCCAGGTATGTCATCACCTACCTGACAAAACGCCACGACATCGCCACCAAAGGCTAAACCCAAAACCCCCCCCTGAAAGCCCATCATGACCGACACCGTCTATTACCCCTACCTTGGCTCTGGCAAACTCTACGCCCGCATTGCAGGCGCTATAGCGGCCGGCCTGCTCTACCTTGGCAACGCCAGCAAGCTCGACATTTCCGTCAAAGAAGACAAGCAAAAACTCAAAGACTACACCAAGCCCGGCGGCGGCACCTATGCCAGCGTCAGCCGCATCAGCGAAGCCACCCTGGGCATGACCCTCAACGACCTCAACAAAACCAACGTCGCCCGCGCCGTCTTTGGCACCGAAACATCGGCTGCAGGCGCCACCGTGACAGATGAGGCCGTCACCGCCTACAAACTGGCCCTCATCCCATTGGCGCACCCCAACCCCACCGCCGTCAGCGTCAAAGACAGCGCCACCGGCCTGATCACCTATGTCGCCAACACCGACTACGAAGTGCGCGCCGGCGGCATCTACATCATCGGCACTGGTGCCATCACAGAAGCGCAAGCCCTAAAAGTCAGCTACACCTACGCCGCCTATGACAAGGTAGAGGCCATGACCAGCAGCGCCATCCTGCTTGAGCTCCACTTTGAAGGCTTGAACGAAGCCAACAGCGGCAAGCCCGTCATTGTTGACATCTACAAAGCCCAGCTCTCGCCAACCAAGGCGCTGAGCCTGCTGGGTGACAAGTTTGCCGACCTTGAAGTCGAAGCCGAAATACTGGCCGACACCAGCAAAACAGGCGCTGGTATCAGCCAATACTTCCGCGTCAAGCTGGCCTAACCAAACGCAAACGCATCAGGGCAGGGTAACCGGGCCCTGGTCCCACTTGCCGGTTACCAGTCCCCACGCGTAAACCGCCACCAGCAGCAGCAAGCCGGCCAGGCACAGCCCGCCCGCCCACAGCAGCGCAGGCCAAAACACCAGCCCGGCGACCAAGCAAAACGCCGCCACCAGCCAAAGCAATGCAAGCAAAATCATCATGAGTGACAACCTCGTTGAGATCAAAGTTAAAGCCAGTGTAGAGGGCACGCCTGACATCAACAAAGTCACCCAGGCGCTGGATGAAATCGCTCCCGCCGGCGCAGGCGCTGCCGCAGGCACAAACAAAGTCACTCAAGCCCTGGGCGGCATCGCCCCAGCCGGTGCTGCCGCCCAAGCCAGCACGCAAAAAGCCGCCGCCGGGTTTGACGACATGGGAACAGCCGCCCTCAAAATCAACAACATTGTCCAGCTCGTCGGCAACATGGCCAGCGCCCTGGGTGGCATACCCGCTGAAGTCCTCAAAACCGCCGACGCCTACAACAACCTGCAAGCCCGCATCAAACTCACAACCGGCGAGGGCGAAGCCTTTACCGCCGCTTTTGAGGGCATCAAAGCCATTGCCCAAAGCACCAGCAGCAGCCTGGAGGCCACCGGCACCCTGTTTGCCAAAATAGCCGATGCCGGCAAACAAATGGGTGTCGGCCAGGCCGAAGCCCTCAAGCTGACTGAAACCATCAACCAGGCAGTGCAACTCAGCGGGGCCAGCGCTTCCGCCAGCGATGCCGCCATCACCCAACTCATCCAGGGCTTGCAAGGCGGCGCACTGCGTGGCGACGAATTCAACAGCGTCATGGAGCAAGCCCCGCGCCTCTCGCAAGCCATGGCCGACGGCCTCGGTGTCACCACCGGCCAGTTGCGCAAAATGGCCGAGGAGGGCAAACTCACCAGCGACGTGGTCATCAACGCCCTGAAAGACCAGGCCACCACCGTTGGCAGCGAATTTGACAAACTTCCCCCCACCGTTGGCCGGGCGCTGACCCAACTCGGCAACAGTTGGACCGTCTATGTCGGCGAAACCGACAAAGCCAGTGGGGCCAGCATAGCTGCAGCCGGGGCCATCACCACCCTGGCCGAAAACCTCAGAACCATCAGCGGCTACCTGATCGACGCTGGCCAGGCGGCACTGGCCTACACCGCCTACAAACTGGCCGACAACTTTTTAAACAGCGCCACCGCTGCCAAAACCGCCGCTGCCGCCAT